CTGCAAAAGTAATACTAAAAACTTTTGATTCACTAAATAGTTCTAACAAGAAAAAAATGCAAGATAATATGAACAAAGATACAAAATCTTTCTTAAAAATCTTGGATTTTGCATTCAGTAACGCAAAGTAGGATAGAAAAATGAAATTAATTTGCGAATTACAAGAATCTGTAAATTATGAATTTATTGAAGAAGAAGGTTCAGATAAACCCAAACAGTATTTTATCGAAGGCATTTTCATGCAGTCGGAAAAAAAGAACAAAAATGGTAGAATTTATCCGTTAGATATTCTTGAAAAAGAAGTCAACCGATATGTCAAGGAATATGTAGACCCAAAACGTGCATTTGGAGAACTTGGACATCCTGACGGCCCGACAGTCAATTTAGATCGTACTTCGCATATGATCACTTCCTTGGTGAAGGAGGGTAAGAATTTTATTGGGCGTGCAAAGATTTTAAATACACCAAATGGACAAATTGTTAAGTGTTTGATTGATGAAGGTGCAAGATTGGGTGTTTCTTCAAGGGGAATGGGAACATTAAAACCAGATACGAATAATTCTCAGATTGTACAAAAAGATTTCTATCTTGCAACCGCAGCTGATATTGTCGCAGATCCTTCTGCTCCTGGCGCTTTTGTTGAAGGCATCATGGAAGGAAAAGAATGGATTTGGGATAATGGTCTTTTGCGAGAACAAGATATAGAACGGGCAAGGAATAATATCCTAAAAGCCTCTTCCAGAGAACTTGAGGAAGTAAAATTGAACGAGTTCAAAAATTTATTGTCAAAACTATGATTTTATAAATATTAACAGTATAAATTACTATAACTTTTAGGAGTTTCAATGTCTATTAAAAATACAAACCGAGAAGAAGTTCTGGAAGAAACTGAACAAGAAGAACTTGTTGAAGCTCCAGAGCAAGAAGAAGAAGTGAAGGAAGGTGAATTGCCTCCTGCACTACAAAAAGCAATTGATAAGAAAAAAGGTAAAGATGATGATGACGAAGATGATGATGATGAGGATGACGAGGATGATGATGACGAAGAAGAAGAATCAGTGAAGAAAGAAGAAATTAAAATCCCTACAACTAAATCTGGAATGATCAAAGCCCTTTTCGATAAAGTCAATGGTCTGAAGAAAGAAGAAGTTTCTGCTAAATGGAAAGACCTTATGGATGTTGCAGAAGCATCACTGAGCGTTGATGACCTTGGTGGAGAAGATCCCGAAACCGCATCGCCCGAGGGTGATAAGGTTGCTATTGGTAAAAAGAAAAAGAAAATTAAAATTTCCGTGCCAGAAATTAATGTCAAAGAAGATATTGATGCATTGGTAGAAGGGGAAGAACTCTCCGATGAGTTTAAGACTAAAGCTTCCACTATCTTTGAAGCGGCAGTACATCAGAAAGTAATGGAAATTGCAACCAAAAAGATTGATGATCTCGAAAAAGAGTATCAAACAAATCTTCAAGAAGAGATTGTTTCATTCCGTGACGAATTGGCCGATAAAGTCGATGGTTATCTCAACTTCGTAGTTGAAGAGTGGATGAAAGAGAACGAACTTGCACTTGATAGTTCATTGAAAAGTGAACTTACCGAAGAGTTCATGACAGGTCTTAAAGATCTCTTTACTGAACATTATATTGAAGTTCCAGACGAAAAAATTGACATCGTTGAAAGCCTTTATGACAAGGTTGAGGAACTTGAAGAAAAATTAAATTCTCAAATAGATGATAACGTTCAAGTTACAAGTGAACTAAATGAATATCGCAAAAATAAAATTTTAGAAGAAGTTTGCGAAGATCTTGCAGATACACAATCTGAAAAGATGAAGTCTCTCGTAGAAGGTGTTTCTTACGAAGATGATGCAGATGATTTTGAGAACAAAATTACCACGATTAAGGAAAGTTATTTCCCGAATCAAACTAAACAAGATCAAAATGTTGATCAAGAAAGTGATGTATCAGAAGTGGAGGAAACTCCAGAGATGAATAACATCATGGAAGCATATAGTAAAGCTATTGCTCGTAAATAATAATAATTTTTAAGTTTTTTTTAAACAATTTAAGGAGTTTTAAAAATGCAACTCTCAGAACAAATTAATAAAAAGTGGGCGCCAGTATTGGATCATCCAGATCTTCCTGAGATCAAAGATCCATATCGTAGAGCAGTCACCGCAATATGTCTTGAAAATGTTGAAAAACAATATTCTCAAGATCAAACTGGTAGTGGTGGACTCTTGACGGAGGCTACTACAACTATGGGATTGGCTCAGACACACGCAAGTTTGGGTGGTCTAGCAGGTAATCCTGTACACGTTAGTGCTGACTTTGCAGATCCAGTTTTGATCTCAATGGTTCGGCGTGCAATGCCTCAACTCGTAGCATACGATGTTTGTGGTGTTCAACCTATGTCCGGCCCAACTGGATTGATTTTTGCTCTCAAGAGTAGAGTCAATTCAATGACAGGTGCAGAAATGCCCGGAGTCAATGTTGACTCAGTTACAAATGAGTCTGGTACAACAGGTGCAGGTGATACTGTTACTACGCCTGGTCTTTTGATCACTGCTAATGATGGTACTGGACAAACTGGTTCAGAATATGGCGCATCAAGTGCTCTGGAAACAGACGGTGGTGAGGGCGATATTGCTGGTGAAATGTCCTTCTCGATTGAGAAGATTTCAATCGCCGCTGGTACACGTGCCCTGAAAGGTTCCTATTCAATGGAACTCGCACAAGACCTTCGTGCAGTTCATGGTCTGGATGCAGAAGCAGAACTTGCTAACATTCTGTCTATGGAAATTCTTGCAGAAATCAACCGTGAGGTTATTCGTAAGATTTATATTAATGCAAAAGTTGGTGCCCAAGTTGGTACAACAACTACTGGTATCTTTGACCTTGATACTGATTCCAATGGACGTTGGATGGTTGAAAAGTTCAAGGGTCTGATGATGCAGATTGAAAAAGATGCAAACGGTATTGGTAAAGACACACGAAGAGGAAAAGGAAACATTCTGATGACTTCATCTGATGTTGCCTCTGCTCTTCAGATGGCCGGTATGTTGGATTATGCTCCTGCAATGAGCACAGATCTGAATACAGATACCGCATCTTCAACTTTTGCCGGAGTTCTTAATGGTCGGTATAAAGTATATGTTGATCCATATGCTGCTGCCAACGCACAAGAATATTACTGTGTAGGTTATAAAGGTAATTCACCGATGGATGCTGGAATTTTCTATTGCCCATACGTTCCGTTGCAAATGGTTCGTGCGGTTGATAGTTCTAGTTTTCAACCACAGATTGCTTTCAAGACACGTTATGGTCTAGTTGCAAACCCATTTGCAGAAAATGAGTCTGTTTCAACTGGTCGTATGACAGGTGTTCTTGGAACTAATCCTCACCTTAATGTATATTACAGAAAAGCTGCAATTACCAACTTGATGTAATTCTTGACCTACATATAGTAGGGTTTCAGAAAGGGAGTAGAGAAATCTGCTCCCTTTTTTTGTTTGTAGTGATAATTTTCCAGTGAGACTGCAATGATTATAGTGATAGGGAATGGTCAATCAAAATCTATTTCAGATTTCAATCTTTTCAAAAAACATATTACGTATGGTTGTGATTTCATTTATCGTAAATTCGTACCAAACCATTTAGTCTGTCAAGATATTGATGCACAATTAGAATTGATAACTAATGGTCTAACGAAAAAATACAAGTGTTATTTTAGAGGGTTTGATTTAATTCCAAGTATGCACTATGACATGCTTAAACAGACAACCGATAAAAAATATAAAATCGGAGAGAATCAACCAAAAACAGACAATTTTATTCAATTCGCACATGAAGGAATTATGTATTTCATTTGGATTGATTCAGCTGATCCAACTGAAAATATTGATTGGTGGTCAGATAATAAATTTGATGAATGGGTTTCTGATACAGTTACACTCCGTCTGGCCTGTCAACAAAATCCTAGTGAAACATTTTTTTATTGTGTGGGGTTTGATTATTATCATGATCAAACAAAAGATGGTATATTTCTTGGATCTTCTGTTACAGAATTTCATGATGAAAAACAAGATTCTTGGATTGGTCAACACAAACACATCGAAGAAGAATACCCAAATTCTAAATTTATTTTTGTTGGAAAAGACATGGATTATGGCGAGTTTGAAAATCTGTTGAATAAATAGTAAGAAGGACTAAAAAGGAAATTCATGGCTGCAGCAAATAAAGTACCAGACAATTTAAATTATCTTTCAAATATCAGTTTTCGACTGACAATGCAAGATGCACCAAATTTAACTTGGTTTTGTCAGGCAGTAAATGTTCCTGGCGTTTCACTTGAAGCAATAGATGTATTTACACCGTATGTAACTATCCCATATTCAGGTGCAAAAGTTAATTTTGAAGAACTATCTGTCAGGTTTATTGTTGATGAACATTTAAAAAATTGGATTGAAATATATGATCGTGTAATTGCATTGGGTTTGGCAGAAGGTGGTGAAAAATATCGTTTACTCAAAGCAAAATCTGATACAACTCAAAGGGGAGGAACAGTTTCAACACTTGTTCTTACTGTTTTGACAAGTGCAATGAACCCCCAAATGGAATTTCATTTTTACGAAGCCTTTCCAACTTCTATTTCAGCACTTGATTTTGACAGTGCGGCCGGTGATTTAGAATATTTTACTGCAACTGTTGCTTTTCGTTACACAAATTATGAAATAAAGAATCTATTGAATAACTAAAAAATTATGAAAATTGAAGATATTATGGAAATGTGGGGAGAGGATTCTCACATTGACGATAAAGATTTGGACAACGAATCTTTGAAAATACCCAATCTACACCAAAAATACTTAGACATATATTCCAAAGAAAAACGAAAGATGAGTGATCTCAAAACTCACTGGAAAGTTCTTTTTCAACAACGTTGGGAAGTGGTTATTTCTAAGAATGGCCGTCCGCCTGATCACAACATACGAATCTCAAAATCCGAATTAGAAAAACACTACGTTGCAGCTGACGAATCATTGCAGAAAGCGGAGAAGATATTGAACGAACAAGAAGGAAAAGTGGATTATTTGAAATCGGTTCTTTCGATGCTCGAAAATCGAAGTTTTCACATTAACAATGCAATCAACTGGAGGAAATTTGTTGCAGGACTTGGATAAACAATATGCAAATCCTAATGGAAAAAGAGAACGAAGTATATCTGCGACTCTCTTGCGAGCCGGGAGTGAAGATGGAACTCAATCATTATTTTCGGTTTCATCCAAAAGATTATCAATTCATGCCGATGTTCCGAAGGAGAAAATGGGATGGTTATGTTTATCTTTATAATATCAATAATGGAAAAATATATTATGGTCTGAAAAATAGAGTACAACGTTTTGCGAGTGATAGAGAATATGAACTTATTGACAAAACAAACGATTTAATTGAACACATATCCAATGAAGATTATCTAAAGTTTCTTATATCATTTCCCTGTGAATATAAATTAAGAGATTATCAAAATGCTGCAATTCGACATTCGATTGATAATCGAAGATGTGTACTTCTCTCACCTACTGCATCGGGCAAATCTCTTATCATTTATTATCTGGTACGATATTATTTTCCACGAAAATCACTAATCATTGTGCCAACACTTTCGTTGGTAAGTCAGATGTATTCGGATTTTGAGTCTTATGCAGATAAGTCCTTTGAGGTCGAAAAATTCGTCCACAAGATTTTCGGAGGACAGAAAAAAGAAACAGAAAAACCGATTATAATTTCAACATGGCAATCTTTGTATGAATTGAAAACGGACTTCTTTACAGATTTTGAATTGGTGATTGGAGATGAAGCCCATCTTTACAAGGCCAAATCACTTACTAAAATAATGAAAAATTTGGAGAATGCACCTTATCGAATAGGAACAACTGGAACTCTTGATGATGTTGAAGTGCATAAATTAATATTAGAGGGGTTGTTTGGTACAACAAAAAAAGTAACAACCACCAAAGAACTTATCAAGAAGAAGACACTATCAACAATTACAATACGGTGTCTTGTTCTTAAATATTCTAAAGAAGCGGCCGGAAAAATTTCAAAATCAAATTATCAAGAAGAAATTAATTTTTTAGTAAGCCATCCAAATAGAAACAAATACATATGTAATCTAGTAAAAGGACTTACAGGAAATACACTGGTTTTATTTCAATTAATAGAGAAACACGGCAAAATTCTATATTCAATACTGGAAGAAATAATAGATCCTTCCAGAAAAATCTTTTTTGTTTACGGAGGGACAGATGCAGAATCAAGAGAACGAGTTCGAGAACTTGTCGAAAAGGAAAAGGATGCTATCATATGTGCAAGTTATGGCGTATACAGTACCGGCATCAACATTAGGAATCTTCATAACATTGTTTTTGCTTCTCCTTCTAAGAGTCGTATTAGAAATTTACAATCGATAGGTAGGGGTTTGAGAAGATCGGAAACAAAAGAGGCAGCAACTCTTTATGACATTTCCGATGATTTGAGTTATAAAGGTAAAAAGAATTATACATTGAATCATTTTATGGAACGAGTGAAGATCTACACAAGTGAACACTTTCCATATCATATCTATACTATTCCTATTCAAACCATCACAGACTCATTATAACAAGTTTTAGACAAAAAGTCAAGTGTTTTTTTTTATTTTTTTTAACTTGACAAATACAATAAAATTTGATATACTTATATAATAAACTTAGAAAGGAAGGTGAATGTGGCCCGAAAAAAACAACATTATGTTGACAATGAAAAATTTCTGGTAGTAATGTCAGATTATCGTGAAGAATATTTGCAAGCAAAAGACAATGATATTGAATTGCCTCTAATACCAGATTATGCAGGAGAGTGTTTCCTTAAAATAGCAGAACGATTGTCCCATAGACCAAATTTTATAAATTATGCATTTAGAGAAGAAATGGTAAGTGATGGAATAGAAAATTGTGTAATGTATGCGAGCAATTTCAATCCAGAAAAATCAAGAAATCCATTTGCATATTTTACCCAAATCATATATTTTGCTTTTTTGCGAAGAATCGAAAAAGAAAAAAAACAATTATATATTAAGTACAAAACGATGGAAGAATATAGTTCATTAGAAGACCATGCGGATATGGGAGAAATGGATTCGGAAGAATCAAAGGCCGCTGCTTCTGGAGCAACACCTTTAACAGCTGATAAACGTGTTTCTATTCAAGAATTCATACACGCATTTGAAGAAAAGAAAAGAGCAAAGAAAAAGGCAAAAGTCAAACCAGAGGAAAAAAATGTAGTTTCTTTTTCTCCTCTGACATTTTACATAGACAGAGCCTACGCATGAAGATTGCTTTGCTGACCGATACCCACTTTGGTGCAAGAAATGATTCGTTAGTATTTTCTGATTTTTTTCGGAAATTTTACGAAAATGTTTTCTTTCCCACACTGAAAGAACGAAATCTCAAATCTGTTATTCATTTGGGGGATGTGGTTGATCGGAGAAAATTCATCAATTATAAAACCCTTAGTACGATGAAAGATATTCTTTTTGATCCCCTAGAAGAAATGGGCGGTGATATTAAAATTATTGTGGGAAATCATGACATCTATTACAAGAATACCCTTTCTGTTAATTCTATGCGAGAATTGACACATGATATGCCACACGTTACTGTATATGACGAGCCTTGTGAGGTTTCTTTAACAGATGAACACAAAGTTGTTTTTATTCCTTGGATATGTGATGATAATGAAGAACAAACCAACGAATTAATAGAAAAGACACGAACCAAAGTTGTATTTGGTCATTTACATATTCGGGGAGTTGAACATATTAAAGGTTCGATGAGTTTTGATGGTCATCCAGCATCTATGTTCAAAGCATTTCAACGAGTGTTTAGTGGCCATTTTCATCATCGTTCCACTACAGGAAATATTACTTATCTAGGAAATCCTTATGAAATAACTTGGAGTGATTATAATGATCCAAGAGGATTTCATATTTACGATACCGAAACAATGGAAACAGAGTTTATTCAAAATCCATATTCCATGTTTCACAAAATTTATTATGATGATGACAAATTGGATTATGGTGAATTGTCACAATATGAAGATTGTTATGTAAAGATCATTGTTCAAAAAAAGAACAATACATATCTCTTTGAAACTCTAATGGACAAACTGATTGATGTTGGAGTAGGACATATTTCAGTGGTAGATAATCTTTTTGATATAGAAGATATTGGAGATGACATAGGGAGTATGGAAGATGTAGAGGATACTATGAGTGTGATTCGGAGTTGTGTAGATGGATTGGAAATTCAAAACAAAGAAACATTGAATAAACTAATGCAAGACCTTTATAATGAGGCCTTAACAGTAGAGACAATATAATGTCAACTAGACAAGAACGAAGACGCCAAGAAAGACTAGCAAAGAAACAGGGAAAAGGAGAAAAAAAATATAACATGGATGTACAGTTGATACAGCCATGGTCTGTTCCTGTTTTCAAAACAATCTTACCTCCCGATATTCTTCAAACGATGATTGACATTTCAGACCAAGTACTTGCAGACAAAGAAACAAAATCTCACGGAGGATATCTTGCAGGACAAATTGATACAGAATTATTGGTTGAACATAATCTTTTGGAACAGGCAGGAGTGATGGGTTTCTTTTTGGGTGCAGTTCGTCAATTTATAATTCAATGCAAGATGCAACAGATGCCGAACAATATAGATGCGATTCAACAAGAAGAATGGTTGACTCAAATGTTGACAATGTGGATCGTATCTCAACAACCGAATGAATATAATCCTATGCATATTCATACTGAATGTCAGATTTCATCTGTGATGTATCTCAAGGTTCCGAAAATGTTACCTTCTAAAAAAGAACATAGACCATTTGATGATGGATCTATTAATTTTGTCAGTAATGCTTCAAGGGATATTGACTTTAGCGTACCTAATATAGCAATTCCACCACAGGTAGGAGATTTTTATATTTTTGGAGCACAACAACAACATCAAGTTTATCCTTATCGTTGTAAAGAAGGACAAGAAGATGTAGAACGCAGGAGTATTTCATTTAATGCAGTATTTCAATCAAAGGCAGATTACGATAGAGGAAAAAAATTAGAAGCACCACAGGCAGTAGTAGCGCCTGGGGATTCACAACCAACATAGAAAGGAAAAAATGACTAATTATGATTTGGATGAAATAGATAGACAAAGGGAAAGAGAAAAAATGAGTAGAGAGATTAAATCAGAAAATGAAAAGAAAAATAAAGTAGATATTGAAATAGAATTACCAGAGAGCGATCTTCTCAAACTTGCACTACTTGCACACGAAAAAGATATAACTCTTAATGATTTTGTTAATGATGTATTGTT